CAAAGAGGATGTCCAGGCGGGTGCCGAGAATGTCGTTGATCGGGTCGTAGGTGGTGATCATGCGCATGGATATGCCTTCGAAATTCTCACGAGCGCAGTCGACAACGCCCTTGCTGATGAACGGCAGATCGACCGTCGCCAGCGTGAACGCCTCGGGCACGTAGACGAGGTTCTTGCGGTAGACCTCGCTCGCCTTGTTCGCCAGCGTGACTGCGGCGCCGCTCGCGGGCGACACGTCCACGGTCTGGTACTGGACCTGTGCGCCGGCGTTGGACGGGATCAGGGCCGGGTAGATCGGAATCGAGGTTGCACCGCTGGCAACGTTGGCCGTCACCGTGAATAGCATCGGCGTGCCGGTGGAAACCTTGGTCACGCGGTTGACCTGGTTGACGCCAGCAACGGAGATGATGTCGCCGCGGTTCAGCGTGCCCGTGATGGCGCCGACGGGAAGGGTCGAACCGACATAGCCGGCCGCACTGAGAGCGCCCGCGGAGAAGGTGCCCGTCGTGTGCTTGATAATCGTCTGGTCGGTGTACCAGTCGAGGCCGAGGAACTCCTTATTCATCATGCCCGAGGTGGACTGCTCGGAGATGCGGACCTGTGGGTTGTAGAAGCCGGACAGGCCGCTGACGGTGCGGGCATTCGAGAGATTGTCGATCATGGCGATGCGCTGGCCGTCGCCGCGGGGCGCCGAGTTGGCATCGAGGATCGCGCCGGCCTGCAACCAGGTCGAGGCGCTCGGCGTGATGGTGTTATTGGAGCCATCCACGTTATGAACGAAGTTGGCAACCGGGCCTTGACCGGTCCCGCCGTCCACCATGCTCATTACCGCGGCCGCGACGGAGCCAGCCAGGTTGTTCACGGCCGGCTTGATGTAGCGCTGGCTGAACTTGTCGATGCTCAGGGCCATATCGGCGGAGGAGAAGGACATGTCCACGCCAAGCTGCGTGCTGATGACCAGGGTGGTGTAGGTTTCCGTCGTGTTCTGGTAGGCCGCCGTCGGGCCGGTGCGCACCGTATAGTCCACGGGCTTGCGGATGTTCAGCGACGCGCCAATTTTCGCGCCTTCACGGGCGAACTGATCGGAATATTCGGTGTTGATGGTCTTGAGGAAGCTGTTGCTGTTCCGGAAGAGACGGAGGGTCTCTTTCGTGATCATGCCAATGGTAAGTAGCGTATTCGCCACGGAAGTGCTCCTGTCGGGCGCTTCGAGAGCGCCAATTCGAACGAGAATTGGCCTCACCCATCAGGGGTCTTGGCCGAAAACTCGGACGCGACAGGAGAAAATCGCTAGCTACAGTCTGCCCGTTTACGCACGGCACGCTTCAGAGCTGAATCCCCAGCTCAGGCGGGCTTAGACCGAAGCTTCGCATACTGCTCCATCGAAATGTTCGGGTCGTAGATGTTTCCGGCCTGGGCTGGAGACGGACGACCCCCGACAGGGCGAGTGGGCGGTGGTGCGCGGGAAACTGTGGGAGCTACAGGCGGGGAACCTTGGGGTTCTTGACCTCCCTGAGGAGGAGCGGCAGCCGCCAGACTGCCTGCGAGTTGAGCCAAAGCCACTGCTTGCTGCATGCCCGACAAGTTGTTGAGCATGAAATGCGCTTGGTCCAGATTTGACCCAAGCGTATACAGCACATCCGGGCCATTGGGAAGCGTCAAAACGGCCTTGACGAATTCCGGATGCGCATCGAGTCCGCCGATGTCGTTGAAGGCGGCTATCTTGTCGCCCCAGTCCTGATAGGCGGACGCCCCTTTTGCCGCGAACGACCGTAGCTCGGTCTCCATCGTCTGCTGCTGGGCTTGCGCTTGCGCAATCTCCGCGGCGCGCGCCTCGAGCTGCGCCGGCGTGTAGACCATCGGAGCATTCTCGGGCTTCTGCTCCGGAGCGGCGGCCGGCGGCGTGTTATCCTGGGCATTCGGCTGCTGCCCCTGGCGCTGATACGCCGCCTCCATCACCCGAATGCGTTCTTCGCGCGCCGCCAGCTCCTTCTTGAGGTCGGAATTGACCCGGGTCATCACCCGGATGCGCTCCATTTCCCACTTCGGATATTTCTGGCCCGCCGGCGGCTCGGGAACGGCGGCCTCGGGCGGGAGCTCGGGCGTTTCCGGCGCGGGAGCGGCCGCGGGCGTGGCGCGGTCGGCCGGATCAGTCGACTGCGGGCCGGAAAAGTCAGCCGGGTCGACGGCGACGGGGTTGGCTTCGAAGGTGTCGCTCATTTGGAGTCTCCGCGGAGGTAGGTTTCGATGACGGAGGCACAATGGACCAGTTCTTCCGGCGTATCGGCTCGACACACCTGGACGGCTCTATCCAAGGCGCACAAGCGCAGCTCGAAAGAACCGGTCCGTTTAAACTCATCCGTAGAAAACGCTTGTCCTGTCTGGCTCACGGGGAAACTCCTTGGGGATTGGCATCAGGCGCCACGGGAGGAGGCGCAGGCGGGGTGTTTGGGTGGGGCAAAACGGCAGTGACGGGGGGAGCGTCGCCGCCGTACTGATCGCGCAAGGCTTCGAGCACTACCTGGCGGATCAGCGGCTTGAACATGTCCGGATCGATGTCGTGCAGGCTGGTGATGCGGTCGGTCTCGGCGCGGTATTTCTCGGTGTCGTTCTTGTCGTCCTTGTCATCGAGCTTGCGCTTCATGTCGGCAACCGCCTGGTTTGCGCCGACAAGGGCGCCGTGCAGCTGCTGGACCTGCTGTTGCGCCTGCACAAGCTCAGGAGGCGGGCCGCCGGTCGCTTGCGGGGGCAGCATCGCCCGGGCGCGCTCGGCTGCTTCTTCGGCCATGGGGAAGTCGGCTGACTTGAAGAATAGGTCCATGTAGAGCGCGCCCGACGGCGTCGACACGATCTGCTGAAACGCATTGAACGCCTCCTCGCGCCGCGTCGCGTAGCCGGGGCCCATCTCGGCCTCAACCGCATAGCGCCCGATCAGCGGGTTGAAGATGATCTGCTCAACCGGCGGCGGGGGCGGTCCCTGACCCGGCTGCGGAGGGGCTGCGGGCGTACCGGGCTGTGCCTGATGGGCTTGCGCTGCATTCGGGTCCAGATGCACATCGGAGATCGTACCATCCTCGGCCATGATCTGGATAACCCGCTTGGTGTCATACACCTTGGGGATGAGGTCGATGAGGATGCGACCGGTATAGGCAATCGCGACGCCAAGATTGTCGATGTAGTGGTAAGTCGCCTTGTCGCCCTGCCGCTGGCGCTCCTGAATAGCGATGCCGGACCGCTCATTGCCCTGCTGGCCGAACTCGTTCTGATACTGGCCGCTCGCCATCATCATCTGCACCTCGGCCGTCTGCATGCCGTCGATGTAGACGGGCGATGTTTGCGGCGGGGCGGGGCGCTGCGGCGGTTCGCCGGTCTTCTGGCCGCTGTCGTCGGTCTCGTTGTACGGCAGATAGGCGTGGTTAGTGGTGTTCGCCGTCTCCCAATAGGTTTCCAGTCCCTCGATCGACTTCATGCCGACGATCCATGGCACTTTCGTCTGGAGAGCCCCGAACTCGACGGCGGCAGAGGCATAGTAGTTGTACATGCGCTGCGCATCCTTGAGGGAGCGCGTGTGGCCGCGGCGGTTGAGCTTGCCGTCGACGACAAATTCCTCACCGATCAGCGTCACGATCGGGATCGTATTGTACGCCGTGTCCTGGCTGTCCACGATCTCATCGCCGACGCGCATATACCAGCGCACCACGATGTTTTCATGCGGGCGGGAGGGCCATCCTCCAGCCTTCGCGGCATCGGCCAACCCGTCGATCATCTGGCTCTCGCGCAGCGTGCCGCCCGGGTGCCCCTGCCCCAGGAAGTCTTGAGGCACAGCCCATAGCGTGTCGGTCAGCGCGTGACGCTCGTAGTATTCCGCGATCCGCACGGTATCCTTCGACCGCCAATCGTTGCCGCCCCCGGTGCTGTTCTCCATCGACTGCGCGCCGGCGAGGTCCTTGTATTCCGGAAACTCGGCCTCGAACTCCTCGCGCGGGAGATCGCGGAAGACGAAACACCACCGCGCATCGCTCTTGTCGATCTCCTGCGCATCAGGGTCCATGTAGACGCTGAACGGGTCGATGATCCGGCGGATGAAGATTTCCTGCTCGAAGCTGTCATCGTTCGGATATTCGGTCACGATCCGCCAATAACCCACGCCGCTCTCGACTTGGTGCCGTGTGGCATCGACATAGACCGCGCTCGCCTTCGACTTGTATTCGATGTGCCTGATCACGCCCTCGAACACCTGGGCCGCTTCAGCCATCGCGCCGAAGCCGGTCGCGTGAACCTTCACGCTCGGCTTGTTCTCTCGGCTGTCGTTGATGATGAGCAGGTTGTGCTGGCGGACTTTGTTGATCACGAGGCAGGGCCGCGGAGTGCCGCCCTGGGGGTTGCGTGCCTTCTGCACATCGCCGGGCCACTGCCACTCAGGATGGTCCGGGTCTGCATTGGCAAACCGCTTGTCCTCCTTCTCCAGCTCGCGCGTCGTGCTTTCCCACTCCTGGGCGCGCGTGAAGCGTTGGTCCATACGCTGGATCACGGCATCCTTGTCGCTGCCCTTGGGCGTCGGCTTGGTGGTGTCGCTCATTTCATTTGCCGCTCATGATGGAGGTTGAAACCGCCATACCGATAGCAACCCCAGAGGCTTCTTCGGCATCTCTAGAATCGCTATGGGCCTTTCCCAAGATCTCGCACTGCTGGGATGAAAATCCGGATGATAGGCACTTTTTGTGGAAGCTCTGATCGTCCTGGCCGTCGCTCCATGAGAGAAGGACGCCGAGCCCGATTATCAGAGCCAAGCAACCAAGCACAATTGGCATTACGACTTCTCTCCTACGGTGCGACGCAGCAGGATCAGCGCGTCGTTGAGTTTCTGCATCAAGCCGGGCGCCGACGGGTCAGCAATCAGCAGCTCGAGCGCATCCAAGGAAGCCTTTGCCGCAATGCGCAGCTGCAGCTCATTTCGAACGTTGCTCATCCCGCCATCCATCCGTTGCCGCCAGCCATAGCCATTGGCCGGCGAGTTTTCGTATCTTTCTTCGGCGCCTTGTCGCGCAGCCCTATCGCCAGGTAGCGAAGGGCGTCTGCAAAATCTGATGTCCAATCATGAAGCGGGGCATTCCTGAAGACCTTGTTCACGTCGTCCCAGGACTTCCGATATTGCTTCAGAGCATCAATGCCGAGCTGCGTCCGATCCTTGTCAAACATACAGCGCGGCAACAAATTTCGTACAGCCGAGATTCCATCATCAACGCCCAGACGGGGCAGAACTCGGACATTCTTCATGCCCAGCCGACGCATGACATCGATCCGGCGCTCGCCCGTTCCTACCTCTCCATTCTCGGCATCATGGGGAACGAGATGCTCGGTATAGGCGTATGGCTTCTTGTTCAACTCCGAGACGTAATGAGGGATGCCTTGCCCCGAGCCCGAGATGAGGTCGATGACCCGCACGGATCCGGCAATCTGCTGCACCATCCAGATCACCATGCTATCGCCGTATCCGAGGTCCCAGGCCGTCCACACTGGATGCCCGAGGACATGAGGGACTGTCGTAATCCTGCCCTCGTCCTGGGCGGCTGCCATCAGCTTGCCGTAGTAGGACCCGCGAATGGCAGCAGCGAATGAGACCTCATATTCCTGCTCAAAGAGCGCCTCTCCGTCCTCCGGATTCTCGCGGATGTATTCCAGCTTTTCCTGCGCGAGCTGCTCGGGCGTGAAAACGCTGGTGTCATAGGCCGACAGCTTTTCGGCAAACCAATTCGGGTCTTCAATAGCGGCTTCGTACATGCGGGAGGCGTGATTGTTGCCGCGGGGCGTCGTTATGAACATCGCCCAGCCGCCATTTTCCAGCAGGATCGGCCGAAGGATTCCCCAGGAGGTCGGATTGGCCAGGGCGTATTCGGAGAAGACGATACCAACGGGGGCAGCGCCAACCAGGCTGTTGAAGTTGTCCGATCCAACGACCTGCCATGTCGATCCGTTCTTGAACCGGATGAACATTTCGTTGTTGTGTGTGGCGCTCCTCAGCTCCTTCGGAAAAGCCTCATCAATGCGCCGGCGGCCGGTATGGGGATTCACTGCATCCCAGATCGCCTTGCGGGCCTGAGCCGCCTCGGGGAGCATGTGCCAATAGTTTCCGACCCTCTCGAACGCAGAGACAGCCGCGCGATGAAGCGCCACGTCATCTTTGCCGGCGCGCCTGTGCCAGATCAGGATCGACCGGAGCCCGCCATTGTCCATGAAGGACCAGGCGCGACGCTGATGCGCGCGTGGCGTCCAGCCTGAAGCAGGGATCTCAATCTGAGCCATCGGATCCCATCTTGCGGAGCACGACCTGCAGCGGGGCATCAGCTACGCCACCGAGGTCCACGCGGTCGCCGTAGCGCTTAGGAGCAAGCTTCGACGCGTGCCATTTGCGCTGGTCAAGGCGAAGTCGGGACCGGGCGACCGCTTCGCCGTTCACCTGCCAGCCGATCGACTCCCCATCCTTCCCGAATTTCTCCATCCAATCGTTGCTGCCATCATCAGCAATCGCCTTGGTCTCATCGGCGTAGGTGTCGGCCTGGACATCTCGCGCGTGCGCGTATTGGTTGCGGAAAGCCTCGCTCGACTGCAACCACCGGTATACGGTCACGCGGTCCGGCATCTCCTCCGAGGCGCAGATCTCGCGGAGGCTCTCACCGTCCATCAGCCGAACGCAGATGGCGTCCGCGACCTCCTGGGTAAACGACGACGGTCGCCCCATCACACCCCCCACCACCGCGCGAGCGCCACCCCGATCATGACGCCCAGACCCGCTGCGGATGCCGTGAGAGGCAGCACGTAGCTTGTCGGCCGCTCCTCGGCCTTGAACCGGCCGCGGGCGTCTCTGGCACGCTCCTTCGCGCGCTTGCGGCTCTCCTCGCGGGCCTTGGTGCGAGCGATGGCGTTGTGCAGCGCCACTGCGGGAGGCACCGGCATCGCCACGACCTCATCCGCGCTGCCGGCGAGTGGCTTCAGGGTGAGGGTCATAGCGCTACCCCCGGACGTTTCTTGAGGATGTCGGGAGCCGAGTAAATTTGGCCGGACATGACATCGACGAATTCTCCCGTCTTGTGGAAAAGCTCCCACGCAGCAGCTCTGAATGCTGGCCAGTTCGATGTTTTGATCAGGCGGTAGAAGTGAGCTTCGGTCATGCGGCAATCTCCTGGGGACGGGGGTTCACTCGGCGGCCTGCGCGTAGGAATCCAGGCCGAGCTTGGCCCTGAGAAACCGAGCGCGATAAGCGGCCGCGTCGCGCTGGAGTTGCGGGTAGCGGCTGTCTCCGGCGACCTTCTCGTACTCGGCGAGCAGCTGCCAATCGGTGAGGTGGCGCGGCGTGGGTCTGTCGCCCTTGGCCTGCGGAACTGCGGAACGCCGCTCCTCGCTTTCCCGCTTGAACATCGCCATCGCCTTGGCGACGGCCTCGCGCTCAGCATCCATGGGGGACGACTTGGGCTCGACCGCCTCTGACTTGGGCGCATCGGCCTGGGCCATCTTGCGGATGGCATCGACGGTGCGCTGCATGGGCTCGACGATCTTGTCGATGAACGCCTTGAGGTCTGCGACGCTCGGGAAGAACGCGAACTCGGCCATGGCACTGCGCAACGTTTCCTCGGTGAAGGCGGCTGCCGGCGCGCCCTGCAGCGCCATGCCGAAGGCAGCCAAGCGAACCCTGAACGCAGCTTGATCCTGGGGATTGCGCACCGCCCCATTCAGCCTCTTCAGCCAGCCTTCGAGATCATCACGCGTCGCTGGCCGCAGCGCCTCAGCCGCGAACGGGTAGACGCGCTGAGCCTCGGAAATCTCCTGCGGCGTCGGCCGGCAATCGACCGAGAGCACCATCGGCGCGTCATCGCCGGCGGCGGTGTAGCGTCGCACTGGCTCGGAAATGAGCTTGATGGCTCGGCCAAGGATCGGCGAAATCAGCGCGATATGCGCCGGGGACACGTTCGTGATCGCGTTCATGCGTCGAACCCTCCGAATGGCATTTCGATGGTGAATGGCTCGGCGACTTCCTCGGCCATCCAGTCGAGATTCGAGCGCTTCTGCCGTGGATCAGCTCGGCCCGAGCGCTGCAAAACAGCGCGCTCCAACCAGGCCATGGGGTCTGCCAGGCCGAGCGTTTCGGCTTCGTGGATGACGCCGAACAGCATGGCGTCGTCCTCGGCCAAGGCTTTCCGCCATTTTCCGATCTGACCGCGGCATTGACCCTCGGATTTTCCCGAGATGCGCCTGAGCGTTCCCAGACCTTCCGCCCAAAGCGATGGGGGGGATGGCGGCGGCGAAGCTGCCGAAGGCGTAGCCTTCGTTTCTTCCTTTGGTGATTGTGATTGTGGTACGGACGCGCATGTACCCGCGTGTGTATTCAAATCATCTACAATTGTAGGTTCAATTGTAGAGCTATTGTTCGTTCCTTGTGGTCCGTTTGTATCGCTCTTGTTGAGCTTGCGATCAGACCTTTGTGCTACAGCTGCACGTCGCTTGTCGCTCAACTCAGCTGCCTTCTGACGCTCAGCATCGATGCGCTTCTGATGCAGCAGGCCATCGTCTTCGACCTCAAAGAACTGCAGAACGGCTGGCCCAACGTCAGAAGCCCAAGCCTTGATCGGAGTCCTGGCGATTGCGGCCAGCTTTTTCTCATCAGTGGGGAGCGGCCCGGTGCGCCAATAGTGCATGAGCAGCAGCAGATAGGCGCCGTGCTGCGGCCCATCGAGATGCATGGTATCGGCGAGATAATCGCCGATGTAGAGCGGCATCCAGGTGTCGTTTTTACTCATGCGGCTCTCGCTATCCGGCGCTTGTGCCCGGTCAAAGCCACAAGGATGGCGTCGGCCTCGTCGTCCGATTGCAGGGACGGCTTGAGGGACCGGGCGAATTTCACCCCATCCTCTTTCTTCGCATTTCCGAAGCCGAGTACGGCTTTGCAGCAGGTCGAACGGGGGAACTCGATGAACCCAAGCTCGCGGAGATATGAGACCTCCTCCGCGGCGCCGGCGTAGACATAGAGGCTGCGGGCCGTCCGAAAGTGCGTTATCTTCCCGGCATGAATTGGAGCCTCGATCGCGATCCAATCCGGGGCGTATTCCGTGATCAGATCGCAGATCGACTGCTTCAGATAATAGGCTCGGCGCCCCAGGCTTGAATCCGCAGCGACTTGGCGGTGACCAGAGGCCACATAGGCGCCAGTGTGATCGACATAGGCCCAGCCGTAGCTGGCTGCGAGATCAAGACCGAGGACGCCTCCGCTCATGTCAGGCTGCCTCATCCTGGTACTCATCGCCGATGCCGAGGCCCTTCTGGTCCGGATCGATCGGCACATCACCTCGCGTGCCTTCGAACACGCTGGCATCGGAAACGACGAGGAGGATATCTAGGCCGGTCGCATCGATAAGCTGGTGGCGCAGCGGGTCTGACTGCATCACCTCTACGACGCCCTTGATTCCGTCCTTGACTGTGACCTGCGCCAGACGCGCCTTGATCACCTTCCGGCCGTCTGCGGCGATCGCCTGCACGGCTTTGCGGACAAGAGCCGTGACAGCGCTCGCAACGCGAGCGATGGTGTCCTTCTGGTCTTCCTCGCCGCGCATATTCCATGGCAGCGGCTGGTGCTCATGCTTCAGGCGATCGAGGATGAAATCTCGGATATCTCCGGCCATCGTTTCCGAGGCGAGGACGAGCGTGTCAGGCTCCGCAGGTGCGGGAGCGGGTGACATCTCGGCGTTCTCTTCTGGTTTCTTCGGCAAATCACACTCCTGAGTTTTGCGTTGATGCGTTTGCCGTTACCGACGGCTGCGGATTGCTAGGCAATAAAAAGCCCCGGCGGCGCATCAGCAGCCTGCCGGGGAGCCTGCCGCAGGGGGAAACGTGCCCGCGGGGTTCCATTATTTCTGCCTCCGCAGCTTTTCCCACTGCGTGCCGCACCAGACATTCCACTTGACCCACCAGAGGCCAGGGAGGGCGATTGCGCTGTGGAAGCCCTGCATCTTGGAGACAAACCAATTCATCCAATCTCTCCGCGCGCCATCGCTTTGAGGCGCGCCATTTCCGCGTCGACGACGGCGCTTTTTGCCATGAGGTTAAGAAGGGCAGCGCCCTGCGGTGCATTGGCCCCGTCGAGCCAGTTCTGCGCCGTGCGGTGCGAGACGCCCGCCAGCTTTCCAAGAACCTTCGCGGCGTTGCGCAGCGGTCCATACTCGCGCTGCAACGCCTCTCGAACGCTCTCGGCATAAATGGCCGCGGTCACCATTGACGAATCTCCGCGAAACTTTCGCGTATCATTTGCCCTACTTTTTCGCATTTGCTCTCTCTACCTTTGGTTGCAGAGAGAGCGAGGAACGGCACGCTGATGAACGGAAAGGAGGAGCCGACTGAACTGCAGCCGCCCTGGTGTTTCACGTATTTGAACGGTCTCTGGCTCAAGGCAAAGCGACTGCTCTGGGAGGAGCACGCGACTGACGAAGACAGACGAGACGCACGCGGGGACGTGCGGGACGATGAGGGCTGAGGCATGGTGACGCTTGGGGAAGCGATCACCGCCTGCCTGACGCGCGCCGGGCTACGGCTGCGCATTGAGCAGTGGGAGGCGATGCAAGCAGATCGGGCGAACGACAATCTCACGCCGCACACCGATCGCGAACAACCAGAACATCTTGCAGACGCGCCTTCGGGCCAGGGAGAGCGCTGTTGATCTTGCGGGCTACAGTCTCCGCGTCGTGCTCCTGGATCAGGCGCAGGGCCATGCTCTGCCGCGCCGGCGTCATGCGGTCCTCGAACGAGGAATACCGACGACCCGACTTCACGCCAGGCTTCGGACCACGCTTGCTGCGCGGCACGCACTCGCAGGAAACGATGGCAACATTTGCCTGCGCCAGGGTGGTTCGGATGGACCAGTCCTTCAGCCCGTGCGTCTTCATGATGCAGCGCACGCAATGTGACCGGCCGAGTTCGACGATCTTGGCCCGCGTCTCGGCGGTCATGCGATTATGGATCAGCGCATGCTCGGAATAGAGCGCTTCGCCGGCGCGCATCTTGATCAGTGCCTTGCGGATCGTCGTCGGGCTGCGCTTGAGGATGAAAGCGATGCGCACGCGACCAAGGCCTATCGAGTCAAAATCGGCAATCTGCTTCAGCTCATGGGCGGTCAGGAGTGCGGCCATCAATCTTCCTCCACGTCACACGGAGGCTGCGGCAGATCGTCCGCGGGCAACTTAACCGGCACGGCCAGCATCGCCTCGATTTCGCTACGGGGCTGGGGCGGTGTCCACTGGCCTGGGATCTGGAAGCGGGGGTCGAAGATGGAGCGGGTCAAAGCATCCCCTCCTGCTTCACGGGCGACGTGTCGACGCCGATCAACCGGAACGCATCGAGGATCTGCAGAACGTGACGCTCATTGATCCCAGTGTCGCGGGTGATCTGCCAGAGCTTCCGGCCGGCGCGCTTCATGGCCAAGATCGTGTCGGCGGTTTGCTTGCGGTCGGTCATCACGACAGCCAATCCGACATGTCCATCGCCTCTCGCGCGATGTCGCCGAAGATGAGGCCCGCAAGGATGAGGCAGAGGGCGAGGGTCATTTCACACCTCGGAATGCTGGCTCAAGGTGGTGGCCGTAGAGATAGAGCGCCAGGAACAGGAGCGCCGCATACAGCGCCAGCTTGCCCAGGGCGTTGAACGCCCGGGCGCCCCACTCGGTGCGGTGGCGGAATTCACGGTTGGAGAGGTTGTCGTCGTCGGGGATCATGCTGCGCTATCCGTTCTCGACGGCGGGTACATGTCCGGCCGGATCTCGTGATAGGTCAGCTTTGCTGCCTCGGAGAGTTTATGGACGTGCCTGAGAGGAACGCGCCGCCATTGCGTCACTGCCGATGGCACCACCCCCGCAATCTTCGATACTGCGGTCGGCCCACCAAGGCGCTCGAAAACCAACTGAAGGGGTGGTTCGTATTTCATGGCAAGGATTAATGCAGGAATTCTGCATTACCGTCAAGCCATATCCTGCACTGACGACAGGATTTCTGCACGTCATCCTACACGAATGGATTCTGCGACGCACAAAGTTCAGGTAGGGCAGAGGCTACGGATCGCTATCGAGGCAATCCCGGCATCTCAGGTGTCTGTGTCTAAAGCGCTTGGCGTAGCGCCATCTAAGCTAGGGAACTGGATCAGAGGAGATAACTACCCTGACCCCTGGTTCATTTATCAGTTCTGCGATCGGTACGGGGTTACAGCGGACTGGATATACCGTGGACAGGTTTCGGGGGCGATGGCCACGAACTTGGCGGACGCCCTATGGGCGGCGGAGCAGGCATTACGGGAGGGCGCGCCGGAGGGGGCGACGATGGAAGGCGATGCGTCATAGGGGATGCTCGTCGATGGCTGAACATGCCTCAACCATGATACTACTTTTGGGTGATGTCGAGGAAGATTCGTCTCGATCTGGGATCTAATTGTAACTCAAATGTATTACGCAGGTGCGGAATAGCCGCAGGAAATGAGGCTACTCAACGGCCTTTGATATTCTAATGAGATCAGTTACGCGCTTCTCTGTCGCCTCAAAGTGCTGCTTGAGAAAAGCACGTGCTCTCTCTTCCTGATCTTTGTAATGCTTCCAAATATGGGAAGCTGGATTGCCTGCTCCTGTTTCGGAGAAGGGCGCGTGAACGTATCCCTGGCGCTCATCTATGAAGCGGAATCCAGCGACGCGAAGACCGCGGAACCAGGATGATCCTATATCGCCGGTCATGGCCCCGAATGGCACAACGGGGCCTTTTGGCATTACCAAGTCATCTACCGCCGCTTTATTGACCAGGCAGGCGAACTCGTTCAGGCGGCACTCAGGGAACGGCGCCGGCTCCTCCTTATTTATAGACCACTCCGGTGTCCTCGGCCCAGGATGGGCGCGCACCAACTCGATGGCTTCTTCGTAGGAAGGGGTGAATAGCTCGTGCGTCGGCCCTGAGCACCGGCCGGCATAAGAGGCCGGGCAATTCCAGCACTGGCCGATGGCGCCAGCTCCGACGAACGTGGCGCCCATGCGATCCATCATCAGGCCGATGGTGTCTTCGTGGAAAACACAGTCGTTATGCGTAATGAATAAGTGAGACGTTTTTCCTCGTTCCCAGGCCAATTGATACCTCAGAGAGAGGCGGTAATCCTCCTCTTCCATGAAACGTCTCTCGTCGAAGAATTCCCTGGCGATCGTCACTTTCGGGCGGAACTGAGTGATCTGCAGCTCCGGGAAAGCCAGGAACATGTACTGCAGCCGGTCTCCGAAGAGAGGCCGCGGGTCCTCCTGGAGGAAGACGCGCCCGATCCTCGGGCCGCTCGTGGCTTGGAGCGACGCCAGGGTTAGCGCCGTTTGATAGGGCTTGCCCCAGGCGCACATCGCAACGTCGACCAGAGGCATTCGGCAGCTCCTTTCCCCGCATCCTAACCGTCCGACCGGATTAGCAAAGGTCGCCCTAAGCCCTGGGTCCGGAAAATAATGCAGCATTTCTGCATTTAGTTCTGGACAGAATGCAGGATATCTGCACATACTCTCCCCACGCCACCCCGGCACACCGCCGCACCAAGGGACAGACCGATGAGCACCACCGCATTCCGCAGCGCCATCCAGACCCAGACGACCGCAGCGCTCTACGCGATCCTCGGCGACATGCGGATGGGTGCACCCGACACGACGAAGCGCGTTCGCGCCATCGCAATGATCCGTGCCGAGCTTCAACGCCGCGGCGCCTAACACAGCACACCACCCCGGCAGACACCGGACGCAAGAGGGATAGAGAGCAATGGGCAGCACGCGATACACCGACGAATTCGGACCGAACGTCCAGAACATCCTGGTTCACGGCAGCCGCGTTATTACCAGTCGCGTCCCCGCTCAAGTCCGCAAGCAGTTGAATGCTGCAGTGAAGGCTGGAGTTCTTGGTCACGCCAAGAAAGATGGCTTGCTCCCCGAGGTTTATTTCCACACCGATCACAAAAACTCGGCCATGGAAATGCGTGCCCGGCACGCAGACTACGCGGTCAAGTGCATCGCCGGCGTGATGTTCGAGAAAAGCACCGAGCAGAAGATTGCAGAGGCGTTGGCATCTTTGCCGAGCGCCTAACACCACCACCAAACGGAGCGACGCCATGACCAATCTACGCCCCTACGAACCCGGCCGCGATCCGCTGACGGGTTACGTCACCCGCGATGGCCGGAAGGTTCGGATACTGGCGACGGACATGAAGAAAAGTAACGGAACAAAAATCGTCGGTTTGGTTTCTTGCGAACAGACCGAAGGGATCCAGTCTTGGCATGAAGATGGGGCGGTCATCGCGGGAGTTAAGCACGATCTCGACCTTATGTGCGCACCCGAACGCCGAGCGCTGTGGGTGAATGTGTATGACCATGGACATCTCAAAGCTTACTCAAGCAAGCTGATCGCTCGCCAATACGCCGATGATGGATGCGTCGCAGTCGCCCGGCCCTTTTCATACACCGAAGGCGAAGGTCTATGACCCCGACCTCCACCCCCTCCATCCGCGCCGACCTTGAGGCCGCCATGCGCCTGGTCGACATCGCCCGAACCCTGGGCGTCGCGGAGGATGACCCGCTGGTGGCCGAGGCGCTGGAGCGGATCGAGCGGGATCGGGAGATGTTGGCAAGGGAAGGGTGGGTGCAGTGAAAACGGTGGAAATCCTGAAGGCTGCGCGGGCGAAGATCGAGAAGCCCGAGAATTGGACGCAGGACTTTTATGCAAGATCGGCTTCTGGAAAGAGAGTTGTTGCAAGAAGTCCGAAAGCGGTTTGCTGGTGTAGCTACGGCGCTCTCCAGTCAGTGATGAAGGCAAAATTGCTTCCTATCGAAATCGTGCTTCTTCTTGAGCGGCCAATGCACGGATGCATTGCAGATTTCAACGACACTCACACGCACACTGAGGTTCTCGCCGCCTTCGACGCGGCGATAGAGCTGGCCGCGAAGGAGCCCACACCATGATCTGGCATCCGATTGAGACTGCACCGAACTACGTATCGATCCTCGTTTCCTATGATGATGGAACGGTCGATTTCATCGAGGATGACGATAACGATTATGAGTGGAAGAAATATGATGGGCCATCTGAGCATTGCGTGACCCCTACTTACTGGATGCCGCTACCCGAACCACCGGAACCCACCCCATGAACAACATCCGCCGTATCCCGAGCCGACCGGCCTCGGAGCATCCCGACGACGTTGCCGAGGCGCACCGGCTCTTTCAAGAGCCCATCGCGAAGCTGCAGTCGCTGTATGAGCTTTATTCCGACTGGCCTGGGTTCGAGAGGCAATACGAAGCCCTGGCAGCGGCTTGCGACTACGCGACGATCCACGAGGACGGCACGCGCTCGATCGACGACGTTGTTGCCGACGATCTGGCTAAGGTAGCCGCCGACCGCAAGGCCGACGCGCAGGCGGCACGCTATGACGCGCGGCGCGATGAGGAAGCGTTCGGAGGACGCTGGTGATGGACGGTTTCGTGTGTCCCTACCCGGTCGTTCTCTCAACCGGTCATTGCTGCGGACACTACCCGTGTGACATCGAAGGTCACTACGAGTGCGAGGATTCAGGCGGATGCATAGACCGATCAACATGCGGTGGCTGCTGGGTGCCGTGGACTAAGGAAGAGGCACAATCCGACCGCCATGACCGGCAGGACGATGATGGGGGAGACGCGTGATGCTGATCGCAACGGTTGAGGACGTGCTGCGGGTTTGCGTCTCCCGCGACGGGATTGTCCCAACATTTCGATGCAACACGGAAGATTCCTTCGCGGCTCTATTCAGCCTGCAGAAGGCGAAGCTTCTTGACGACGACTTCAACATCACACCCAGCGGCGCCGAGTTCATCCGCCGCGCTGAGGCTGGATGGCCGTCTGAGGAGGTGGGGTGATGGACACTATCACAATAGAACTCGAAGATTGGCAGCTTGAGGCTATCAAGCCGCTTCTAGACGCCATCTCGGCCTTAGCCGATGCAGGCGCTCCAGGAATGCTCATCGGTCAGACTGTGCCCCCTTACCATGTTCGGTTCGGCGTTGTTGACCGACCGACGACGCTTCGAATTCAAGAAGCCATGGGAACTGAGGTCGGCAAGCTTCTCGATGGCACTGTGCTGAAACCATAACCCCCAACGCGCCCGGCGCGAGAGGATGCGATGACACGAAACACCGAGGAAGACATGTCGTTCATGGGCACGATGGAGGACGCGCAGAAGAAGTTCCTCGCAGCCTATGATGACAACTGCAAATACGGCGGCCCGATCGTGGGAGTCGCAAAGACTATCAAAGAATGGGAAGCAAACCGTCGAGAGTCAAACAATCGGTTTATGACGGCATCGCGTCTTTTGGCTTGGCACATGGAGCGCGTGATCCTCGCGCCCGCGCCGAAGGTCAAGGTAACCGACGAGATGGTCTGCCGAGCAATCGAAGCCATGACCAATCCTATTGTCGAGTGCTGCGACTGCTACGTCTGCAAGGAAAGTATGCGCGCCGCCCTCGAAGCCGCGCTCGGGGAGAAGTGACATGCCACCGATCTACGACTGCGGAGACCCAGACTGCACGGAATGCCAGAGGGCGTTCCGTCAGCCGAAAACCGCCAGGGAGACAACCCGCACGATCTATCCCAACGGCTACGCGATCGAGTTGCGCGGCACTCCCTACGCCGTCCGGTGCGCTGCCACTATCGCATACGACAACATTCCTGATGCGCTTTGGGCGTTGCAGGTCCTTAACCAATACGGCCATCTCGTCGAGCACGAGGCCGATGCAATGATGAGAGTGTGATGAACACCCTCCGCGACTTCGCTGTGGCCACGACCATCTGCTTCGGCATCGGGCTCTGGCTCTGGCCGGCGACGTTTGACGCCATCCTCTCGCGCACGGACATGGCGCAGGTGGCTGTGGCGTATCAACCAATGGGACCGCTGGTGAGCCAGATTCCGGGAGAGGCACCATGACCTTCACGAAATTCGGCCTGTCGCACGCGATGTCTGCCGTTGCCGAGATGGCGGTCATCCGTGAACGCGAGGCGATCGATTGCCTGGGCGCCCGCAACCCGAGCCGAGCCGAGGGCCTGTTCTACAACGCCGACCAGCTGTTTGCCAAAGCCCTGCAGCACATCCCGGCCGATCCGGATTGGATCTATCGGGGCGCGCGGGCCGTGGGGAGGGTGCGGTGAAACTCACGAAACCCCAGATCCGCGCGCTGCTCGACATGCCCGCTGATGGCTCGATGGTATTCGAGTTTCGGCCTGGGATGAAGACCGCGCTCATGATCCTTAGCTTCAAACACAAGGGGCTTCTTGAGCGCTGCTGCAGCATTAAGGGGAAGCAGAAGCGCATCCGAAACGGCTACCGGCTTACGCCAAGCGGAATGCTTGTTAGGCGCATGCTGGAGCCAGTGGAGATAAAATTTTGACCCCCATCTCCCTCCTCGACGTCCCCCGCCTTCTCCGCGCGTCGGCGCCGCCTCGCCGGTCGTGGTGGCAACGGGCGCGCGCGTGGTGGGCGGATCGGCGGCTGGATCGCGCGATGAAACAGGCAGAGCAGGACAGGGAGTGCGGGGCGTGAGTGAAGAAGCATTCGTCCAT